CCTGCGGCTACTATGTCTATGCTTGCGAGCTTAAAAACAGCAAAGGCAGAGGCTGCAGAAATAACAGAAGAGCAGATCCAGTCTTTAAATGATTGGCTTACTTTATTGACTCCAGAAGGTTTAAATGTCGAGGAGTTAACGGCTAAAATATGCAAAGATTTTGCGAGCTTTGGCAATGCCTTTATCGAAGTGCAGCGTATTAAAGTAGGTCAGACAAAAAAATATTATTTGCGTTGCTTGCCTATCAACTGGTGCCGACCTCGAAAGGCTGCAAAGGACAGCATATACCCAACTCATATAGGTGTGTCGGACGAATTCGAGGAGGCGTGGGAGATCACTCCGCAAAATGTGACGGACTTGCCTATCTTTCCAGCTTTTGAGAAAATCGGAGGGGTTGAAAAGTCAATCGTACACTTAAAAAATTATGAGCCGACGCTTGTTTATTGGGGTATTCCTGACTGGGTAAGCGCAAAGATATGGGCGGAACTTGAGTATAGGATACCAAAATTTAATCAAAGCAAGTTCGAAAATGGTTTTACTCCTTCGGCTATTATTTCGCTGTTTGGCTCAGCCAATCAAGAGGAAGCTCAACAAGTGGTCAGGGCAATGAAGGAATGTTTTACGGGCACTGGCAACAATTCTAAAATGTTTATTCAGGCTTTGAGAGATCCTACATATAAAAGCGACGTTCAAGTTTTAAATAGCAGCAACGAGGGCGAATTTTTGAACCTGCAAAATATGGCTCAGACTAATATCATTGCGGCTCATCGTTGGTCGGTGTCGCTGACGGGACTTCGAACAGCTGGAAGCTTAGGAACAAATCAACAGATACGCTCAGAGTTCGACATTGTTTACAATACTGTTATCCGTCCGATGCAAAGATTGTTTTTAACAAAGTTCCTTAATCCAGTTATACAAGATGCGGGTAAATGGCTCGGCTATGACTGGTCAAATATTGCGGTCGATATAGCGAAGCCAATGCCAGTATCTTTTGCTGGAGATATTCCGATCAAAGATATTTTGACCGTTGACGAAATGAGGGCGGAGTTAGGGTTTCAACAAATAGAACAAGAGCAAATAAATACAGAAAATGCAGACACTAATTAAGCCAGGCGAAGTTGTTAACACGGGAATTTACAGACCTGCTCCAGTTACGGCACGCTTTGATGTTAATCAAATAAGCCCTCACATTAAGGACAGCGAGGAAAGGTTTTTGCAGCCACTTCTGGGCGTTGCCTTATACAATGATATGATCGCTCAACAAAACCCTTTAGAGAGTAATTACAACCCTGCTGTCGGGGCATTAGTTAATAAGTTTATTGCTCCTGCTCCTGCGATATATGAAACGCTCTGGACTGGCTTTTTGCTTAGGTATACTGCCTATGCTGTCTATTATGAGGTATTGCCTTATTTGACTATTCAGGTTAGCTCAAAGGGCATTTATCAAAATGACAGCGAGTTCGCTCAAAATGCTGGGGTGTCAGGGGTTCGCTTCCTGCAAGACAATATGATGCAAAGGATTGACAATTTAAAGCCCTTAATCGAAAACTTTCTTTGTGCTAATAAGACGCTTTTGCCTTTGTTTGACGCTAAAAATTGCCCTTGCGAGGACGATTGTGGGCACTGCCATACTAACTGCGGCTGCGGATATTTTAATATGACTGGCAAGCACTGCCATACCTGCGAGACGAAAAAAAATACTTCAACTAATATAATATTCTACTCATGAACATAGTAAAACAATCGACTGGAAACGTCGTATTAACTGATGCCGCTGGCAATATCCAAAAGGTTTTTGTTAATGTCAATGCCTTAGACGTAAAAGGGACTGACGAAGTAATCGTTAAATTTGGCTTTAATCAATGGCACTCTTTATTTGCCAGTCAGATTGCTAACACTCAGGTCGAGCCAGCTTCTGCAGTTGCTTTTTCTGGAAATGCTTTTGATTTAGTCGCTTTACTTTCGAGCTCTTTTTTTTTTGAGTTAAGTGGGGGCGGTGGTGACGATTTAGCAACGGTCTTAATTGCTGGCAATACTGCAGGAGCTAACGATATAGACCTAAACAATAACGACCTTTTAAATACTGATAAGATTGATTTTAACCTTGCGACAACGGACACGGCGGGCGTAGGTCAATTAGTTTGGAATGACACTTTAGGCACTTTAAATTTAGGTCTGAAAGGTGGAAGTACAATATCTAATTTGGGTCAGCATTTACATACGAGGGTAGTAAATAAAACAACTCCTCTTGTAGGTCTAACAAAGGCAGGTTATGAGGTTGTAATTGTCGCAGGCGCAACTGGTCAAAGGCTTTCAGTTAAACTTGCAAAAGCCGATTCTGATGCAAATAGCGCTGGAACTTTAGGCATTGTTTGCGAAAATATTGCAGGCAATCAAGAGGGATTTATTTGCTCAGTTGGTCAGGTTACAAATATAAATACAACGGGAAGTTTGCAGGGCGAAACGTGGGCAGATGGTGACTCACTTTATCTAAGCGGAACTACTTTTGGAGCGATAACAAACGTAAAACCAAGCGCACCGATTCACGAGGTTCGCATTGGATATGTCGAATATGCTCACGCTGTTAATGGTAAGATTTACGTTAAAATTGATAACGGATATGAACTTGATGAGTTGCATAATGTCAGTATCAATCCTTTAACACTTGCAAATAGAGATATCCTTGTTTACGAAAGTGCAACATCACTTTGGAAGAACACAAAACAGCCTGTAGAGATACAATTAGCTGCCTCAGATGAAACGACAGCTTTAACAACTGGAACTGCAAAGGTAACATTCAGAATGCCTCACGCAATGACATTAACTTCGGTTCGTGCTTCGCTTACAACGGCTCAGGCTTCGGGTTCAATATTTACCGTTGACATAAATCAAGGCGGTAGTTCTGTACTCGGCACAAAATTGACCATTGACAATACAGAAAAAACATCTGTTACGGCTGCAACAGCTGCTACTATAACAACATCTGCACTAACAGACGACAGCGAAATAACAATTGACATTGACCAAATAGGAAACGGAACAGCAACAGGTCTTAAACTTACTTTAATCGGAACAAGATGATAATAAATCCTTATGTTTTTGGTGTTAATGTTGACCCTGATGCGCAGGCGTTTATTACGGCTGCAGGCATAACAGATAATACACAAAAAAGTGCAATCAATACCTTAGTACTATCACTAAAGGCTAACAATATTTGGCAAAAATTCAAAGCGATTTATCCTTTCGTGGGAGGTACAGCTACTACTCATAAATTTAATTTAATAAATCCTGCTGATACTAATGCAGCATTTAGGTTGGTGTTTAATGGTGGTTGGACTCATAGCTCTAATGGAGCAACACCAAATGGGGTAAATGGTTATGCTGATACATTTTTAGTTCCTAATAGTATTTTAACTCAAAATAGTACTCACGTTTCATATTACAGCAGGATAAATAGCAACTTAACTGAAGTTGAAGTAGGTGCATCTAATGGCCCAAATGCAACTGATAATAAATTAGTTTTAGAAATTAGAACAAGTGGAGTTACTTATTATAATATAAATTCAACAAATATTTACTTGCAAGCTTTAGATACTAATTCAAGAGCATTTTATATTGGTAATAGAACAGCTTCAAATGTTGTAAATGGTTGGCGTAATAGTTCTAAAATTGTAACAGGTACAACAGCATCAACTACACCTTCAACTGCAAATGTTTATTTAGGTGCTTTTAATAGAGCAAGTTCAGTTGTTTTTTATTCAACAAAACAATGCGCATTTTCAAGCATAGGTGATGGCTTAACGGATACAGATGTAGGTAATTTATACACAGCCGTTCAGGCATTTCAAACAACACTCGGAAGACAAGTATGACATACGTAGGACTATTAACAGAATCGCAAAAAAATGAGCTTGTCGGTCAATTATATGATGAAGACAGCTATTTTAACCCAATACAAGACATAGAAGACCAATGGATAATTTCAGTTGAGGAAATGGAATTTTGCGTTAATCCTGAATTTCAATGGGTAAAAACACTACCTTTGATAGAATATAAACCAAAGCCATCGCCACCATTCCCACCAGTAGACTAATGAGCAAAAAGGTCGGTTTATTAGATCAGGAAGAAAAAGAAGCTTTGGAGGGCGAAAAATACGCCGTCAATAAGTTTTTTGCCCCTGAGCAGGACGCCGACGGAAATTGGGTGCTTCCTTTAAACCAAATTCAAAACAATAAAAATATAAATTTCTGGTGGGTAAAATACCTGCCCCTCATTGATTACAAACCCAAACAAATGGATAAAAGTATTATTGTAGACGTCGCTGCTTTCTCAGGGCTATTTTTATTTACTGGAGCGGAGGTTGCAATCGAGTCAACTATTTTCGAGATCATAAGTAAGTTTGGAGTCGTGGCGGTGCTATGGTTTTGGCTTAAGGAAATGAAAGAGCAAATGAAAGTCCAGTCAAAAGATTTTTACCAGGAAACGGAAAAGCTCAGGCAGGAGCATAAAAACACGATGCACGAATTTCAAGAGATCCACAAAGAGCACAAAGATCTATTGACGGAACAATTGAAAGCTAAGGACGAGATAATTAAGTCTTTAAAAAAATAAATCGAGGGGATAAAAGGACGCTTTTATCGCACTTTTGAGCTTTAGACAAAAAAAATATTCACATCTTGAAAAAAAATATTGTCAAAAGCTTTTTTATTCAAAAAAGTAGTTCTATTTTTGTATCAACATATTAACAAAGCGAATTTTTTACACTTTAAACCTTATCATTATGAAAACTTTAAAAATTTATCACAGACTTATTTGGGGATGCGCTTATACTCAAAACGAGGTTGCAAATGCAATTCTTAACCTATTTATTGCATTAGCTGACAATGACGAGCAAGACATTAAGTCAATCATTGATCTTTATGAAATTACTCACACGGAATTATTGCAAATTCAGGAACTTACTGGAAAGGCAATTAAAAAAGTAACTCCAAAATTAAAAAACGAGGACAGATATTCGCTCGAGAAAATAGATCGTATTATTGACGATGAAAATCAAATGTTTTACGATAGAGGTTATTAACATAAATCGGGGAGCAGCATCCGATCAACTGCAAATTTTTAACACTTTTAAAACCTTATTTTTATGTACAAACAAACAGAAAACATTGCAGATCTTATTCTGGCAATGGTTAATTTTAACTTAGAATTTCAGACTACTAAGCTTGTTAAGGACGGCAAAAACGAGCATTTAAAGAAAAATTATTTAACTCTTGACAATATCCTTAACACGGTTCGCCCGATCCTCACAAAGCACGGTTTAGTGATTGTGCAGGCACTTGCAGGAGAATATCTGGTCACAACTATTTATCACGTCTCAGGACAATTTATTCAATCAGAAATGCCATTTCACCCAATGAGCGGAAACAAGGTAAATAACGCCCTGCAGGAACTCGGAGGCGGCATTACTTATGCGAAGCGATATGCTATTTCTGCAATGCTTGGAATATCAGTCGATGCGGACGACGATGGGCAAAGCTCTAAAATCAAGCCTCAGGAGCTTAAAGCTAAGAAGAAAGTAAATACTATTGACGAGCTTCAAAAGTTGTTAGGATGGCTTATAAATAACCCAGAAAAGCAAGATACTTACCTTGATTTATTTGAGCTTACAAAGGAACAAAAACAATTCATTGAAAACAATCTATAATGAAATTCACTATCTTAAAAAATACTGACTCGGTGCATATCACGCTCGAAAAGATTACTAACCCAGCGCTTCCTGAAAGGGAGGCGTTGGAAGGTATGAGATCGCTTACAATTATGCTTACAGATGAAGCCAGCGACGCAATAGGTGTTTATTCGTCTGGCATCAATGCAGGGCGTCCGAAGAAAGGCGAGGAAAAAGGACACAATAAAAGGGAGCTTTGCGCTATGCTTTTGGCTGCTTACTGCAAAAATTGGCGGAGGTCGGCGCCCGACTGGCAGGCAAAGGAATTGCAAGAGCTTAGGAAAATATGCGTCCAGTTATTGCCCGAAAGCAGGCGAAAGATTGGGAGTAATATCGGGAGGCTGAAATTAACTAAACAGCTAATGGCTGCGGCTATCCTGCAGCGGGTTGTAATTACTCAGGATCTAAAAGATTTTTTCGAAAAAACACTTTAATTTTTTATCACTTTTTAATCACTTATTTTATGTTAGAATTTAAAAAAGAATTGATTACTCCTTCCAGAGCAAAGGAATTACTCGAGGCGAATATTACGAATAGAAGCGTAAAAAGTCCAGTTGTTGCAAGGTACGTTAAAGACATTTTAGCAGGTCGATGGAAGGAAGACACTGGAGAGCTTATTAAAATTTCAAAATCTGGTATTGTTCTCGATGGGCAACACAGATTACACGCTATTATTAGAGCGAATAAGCCTCTTTTTTTGCATATTGGCTATAATATAAATGACGAAGTTTTTGATGTTTTAGATACGGGATCTGCAAGGTCTGCAAATGATGCCTTTAAGATTTCTGGAATAAAAAACGGCTTAAAAATATCATCAATTTTAAATTATTATAACAAGTTAAAATATCAAAACTCTGGAAGTCAGCTATACCAAAAAGCAACAAATTCGGAATTATTAAATCAATATTATGAAAATCCTATATTTTGGGATAATATTTCATTAAAATCTATGGTTTATTACACTACATTTAAACCTATTCCAGTTGCTATGTTTGGAGGATATTATGCTTATTTTTATAAAATAAACCCAGATTTGGCAAATAAATTTATAGAGCAACTTTCAACTGGTTTGAATATTGAAAATAATGTAATTGCGCTATTAAGAAATAAATTTATTGATAATAGTGTTTCTATTAGAAAGATGTCAGCTTCCTATAAAGATGCTTATATCATTAAGGCTTGGAACTTTTTTATTTTAAATGTAACTCCAAAAGTTTTAAAATATGATAGCGAAAGAGAGCCATTCCCAGAAATTGCATTGCCAAAAAAAATATCTGAGCAAAAGGTACTTTTATAAAAAATTATTTCTATATTTGCGTATAGAATTTACGTTTGAGTAGCAGCGAACCTAAATTCGACAGTCATAAAATAAGGTTTAACCCGATTTAATCAAAGGCAACTGCTACTGCTGGAGATTATCTCGGGTTTTTTTTGTTTTTAACATATCAAAATGAATGTATTAAAAATGATAGGCTCAACTGCTTTCCTTATGGCAAACAAGGAAATTATAAGATTGACGGACATTGAAACTGCAATTTTATATTCAGATCTCGCAGGCGCTCAGGATTACTGGAGCGAAAAAAACGAAATTCAAGACGGCTATTTTTATAGAACTCAAAACGAGATTGAGCTTAATACAACTCTTTCTGCAAAGGTTCAATTAAGATGTTTGCGACTACTGGAGGACAAAGGATTGATTAAAACTAAGCTTAAAGGATTGCCAGCTAAGAAATATTTTTGCATTGATAACGAATGTATCTATAGACTTTCTCAGGTTCTACAAAAGGGAGAAACTTGTATAGCTGAAAAGGATAATCAAGTTAATCCAAAAAGTACAAACAAGTCTGGCGAAAATGTAGAAACAAGTTTAGAGATTTTGGACAATCAAGTTTCTACAAAAGTGCTAATAAATAATAATAGAGTTAATAATAATAAAGAAATAATAATAGATAATAATAATAAAGAAAGTACAGATTTTAAAAAATCTGCTTCCACTTCAAAAAAAGAAAAGAAATACAATTATGATTATACTTTCCCGATTAACTTTGATGATGAGCTAAAAGCAACTTTTGAAATTTTCTTAAAATACAAAATTGAAAAAAAACAAGCTTATAAAGAAAATACAAGTGTTCAGATACTTATCAATAGAATATCAAAATATGTCGATTTGTACGATGCAAAATTACTTAATGAGCTTATTTTAGACTGTATCGGAAATAATTATCAAGGTATCATATTTGATAAGCTCCCAAAAATGCAAGAGGAAAAAAATAAACACAAAACAAATACCAACACAAACTCAGAAACTGGATATGTACCTCAACCTTTAAATTATAAAATTTTCTAATTATGAACGATCAAGATTATAACAAAAAAGTTTACGAGAAATTTGTCGAGGAGCAAAGAGCAAAAGGACTCTGGACCGACAGAGAAAACCACTTCGAAGAGCTACAAAAGCAACTGGCTGAGGCTATGAGCGGAAGAGCAAAAACAATCCAGACTTTGCAGGAAGCTAAAGACAAAAGGAATAGTTATAAATTAAGCGAGGAGCAGCAGGAAAGAAACAGAAAATATTTACAGTACGTCAAAACAACTGATAAGCCAAAACCAACTCAGCCAATATTTATAAAAAAGAGCTTTGAGGATGCCAGAAAGGAAATATCAAAGATACTAAGGACAAAGCTCGAAAGAATTGATAAGGAGCTAATGTTGAGCGATAAGGACAAAGATATATATCGAAACCTAACAAACTATTTCATAAAGGACGAAAGCAGCCCATACAGCGTAAAAAAAGGAATTTGCCTATTTGGTGACGTTGGAACTGGCAAAAGCCTCACAATGCAAGTTTTTAGCGAGTTTACTCAGGATAACACAAATAAATTTAAAGTTCACGATATGAAAGAAATTGCA